AAAACCTTGCGCTCCACTTTGTGCATAAGTGTATGAGCCACTTGACTTATATGCATCAGAGTAGAAGCCAACCGTGTCAACAACTGGATTGTTGACTACTATGAACTCTGCATTTGCTACTGAGCCACACGACACGGCTGCTACAATTCCCGACATTAAGCACTTATTCATCAATACACTCTCCTTTATTTTGTCCCCGCTTTATCCTTCACCATTGAAGAGAGTCTGCGGAGATCGTTATGGACATATACTAACAAGTCTATTTAGCCTGTCAAGAGGTTAGATCTACAATCTCGCACTTATCTCCGCTGCAAGCAAAGGTCTGTGTTCCTGTAGTCTTGTCTTCTTTTTCATACTTTTCTAAAAGCGACCAATCTACATTTTTAGGCATTTCTACAGCCAAAGCAGTATATGCAGTCTTGGTGCAATCCTGATAGGGAGCCTGACGATAGGAGTGGTCCGAATGCGGAAGGAAAGAGATTCCACTGATTTCATCAAAGTGCCTATACACCCATGCTCCAACATCCACCCACTCATGCTCTCGCACAGTGATTGTAATCGAAGGCTTGTGTTCACACCAATAACGCTGATAGGCCAACCACAATTCAAGGTGCTCAATTGCAGAGATATCGTTTCGTGTGATCGAACCCTCTGCTTTCATTGGGAAAGAGAACACCATAACGCTATCAGGCTTCATCACACAAGGCTCCACAGGGAAGCCAAGATCAATCATCATCTGACACAGCGGATCTTTACGATCCGCACGAACGGTGCGGATGTAGTACTCGTTGTGGCGAGGATGAATTCCAGATGCAGCATCTGTCAACTGTGATACCGTTCCACTGGGCTTTACACAAGTGATAGCAGCAGCAGGATTGATGTGGATTTTCTTTGCCCACTCTTTGTTTGTTGCTACTGCATCCGCCTTCAGCGTCTCAAGAAGAGCATTGAGATCTTCTCCCTGTGTACGCATCATCTTGTTGTCAAGAATTCCTGTAAGAGAAACACCAAGCAGTGCCTCTTCCTCGCAGTTCTTTCCCCAATCACTCGAAAGGTAGGGGAAGTAGGTTAGAGAGGCTTGCCATGTGCCAAGAATAGCAGCAAGTTGAACCTTGCGCTTCAGAGTCTCTGGGGTGTCGTCTGCACGAACAATAACTTCTGTAAGATTGCAGAACTCACGGTCACGAAGAATAATCTCTGAGCACGGATTGGTTCCGAATTCATACGAAGGGTCACGGCGATCTCCCAACTTTGCCACAGTCTTCTGTGCGGCTGAACGATTGAAGATTCCACGCTCTCCACTCTTAGACTTGTAGAGAGAAACCCTCTCGTCCATGAACACGCCGATCTCGGGCTTCTCTTTGTAAGCCACAGAGTTGTTCGCTAAAGCCCGTTGTGGATTTGCTTCCCACCATGCTCCTGTCTTTGCCTCACGCATCCGCTCATCTGTGAGATTCGATAGGCTAATAAGAGCAGATCGACGGACTCCTCCGACCACGACAATTTCTGCAATTTTGCATACGATGTCGTGACATTCGATTGATGTAAGTTTGCGTCCTGCCGCTCTCTTAAAAGTATCACAGGTGAATCGGAAAAGATCTTCAAGAGGCTTTGGTCCAGAGGCTCTCCCGCCAAATGTCTTAAGTCTTGCCCCAGCAGGTCGTACCTTAGATAAGTCCCATTTTGGTATCTGACCTCCAATGAGTAGGGAGACAAGTTCCTTGTAAGCCTTAGCCCAACCAGCCTTGGAATCCTGTACGATAATTGTCGTATCCGAATCAGTAAATGCTTCAGCGATTGTAGGAAGTTTTTCAACATATTGACGCTCCACAGAAAAGCCTACACCTGTTCCGCACATGAGAATATAGAGAATCTCATCAAATGCACGAACACGGTTTACGGCAACATATGAACAGTTGTAGCCAGCAGTGTTGTCACGCTTTAATGCCTCTCCTGCCGTCATCAGAGCACGCATGGAAGGCATGATCTCAAGGTTGAGGACAGCCTGTTCCAGTTCTTGACGAACTGCTGGTGAAATCTTGTGCTTCTGATTCTCTTGTAGATGCTCTTCAAAGAAATTAAAATAACGCTTCACAGTTTCATCCCAATGTTCCCGTCTTCCTTCCTTTTCAAGCCAACGAGAATAGCGAGAGAGGTGAATGAAATCTTGATAAAGCGTAGGTAAATTCTTTGACATAAAGTACTCCAATGTATGTGCGGACAGATATCTATCGTCCAAATTGTTGTTCGGATTCAACTCCGAGATAATAATGATTAGTTGGTTTGGGTTAGTGCGATCCAAGATTTTGGGAAAATATTAGAAATGATATTGCCAATAACCCTAGCATATTCTTGTATTTCCCATTGGGCATGAGGATCGGTTCTTTGTCCATAGAACCGTGCATAAGCCGCCAGAGAGCCTGTCCACCACCATTCGGTGTAGACTCCCTGTGGAAGGACAAACCGTGCCTGTTCGGGTGCTACACCCTTCTCTAGGAGTGTATTGTATGCAGAAAGACACTGCTCGACAGCAAGACTGTATAGAATATTACAAGAATTCCATTGATCCCCATATTCCATAAATGTTTCAGAGCCTTGCTTCGCTCCATTTGTGGGTTTGGTTCTCCACCGTGGATGGTATATATCAGGCTCATAAGAAACATATCTGCGTGAGATTTCATTCTCTACGAAACCTTGCTTGTGTTTGAAAAACTGTGTACGAATAGAAATAGGAGCCTTGATCCGCAGGGTAATCTGCGGATGGGCAAATGGAGTCCAGTGGTTGTGCTTTGCCAAATACTGAAGCAATTTTTCATCACGATCTGTGAACTCGTTTGCTTCTTTGTTGAAAGAGACACGGGCTGCATTGACCACCGTAAGGTCATCGCCCATATGGTCTACGAGTTCAACAAAACCTTCATTCAGAACTTCTATCTTCATCTTCTTTGTCCTTCACATAGTAAAAAGAAACACCATCCACTTCAGTCCAATCCTTTGCATAATCAACCGCTCTTTTCCAAAGATCTGGATCCATCTCTTTCACATATTCTGCAAACTTGAATCCAAACTCTATGATGGCAGTTGTAGTTAGGCGGGCTTTTTCCTCTTCATTCATGTGACTAAACCTTCTTCCAATAGTTGAGTTTTAGTTTTGCCTCAATTCCACGACAGACACATTCATCAATAAGATGAGTAATTTCATCTCCTGTTCGACCAGCAAGAACCATGTCGTTTATGTCTTTTTCTTGAATATCCTCTTTCCAAATGCAAACCGATACTCCACTCTCAATAAACCTTTCCATGAGAGAGACTATTTCAGCATTTCTTGGTTCATTATCCAATACAACAATAACATCCGAAGATGCAATCTTTGGGTGAAGATTTACACCCGATGCTCCAACCATCGCCACACAATTAGGTAAAAATAGAGAATCAATCGGTCCTTCAACAACATAAACACGCTTTGAAGAATCGCAGTCTCCTATACCATACCACAAGCGATCAATGGCTTTGTCTGCCTTGATTGTCATGTATCTGATATCTCTATCACTCTTGACCTCCAAGAGTCTTCCCTGAGCACCAATAGTATTTCCACCCATATCAAAAAATGGGATGACGATTCTTGGCTCTTTCTTCTTCAAATCTAGTGTTTCATCTAGAGACATTGCATACTTTGCAAAGTCATCTGTATAATACAATCTGTTCCATCTTTCCTTTGGAATCTTTCTCTTCTTACAAAAGAGGACAGCAGGATGATCTGAAGACATATCCGATATCTTCTGCAACTCACCAGGTTTGACAAACACTGGAGAAGGAACAGACAGATCTGGCTTTTGATAATTAGAATGACCAGACTCTCCGTTCTTCCAACGCTCTAGAGCATATTCCTTTGCATAGGATGGAGCAACTTGAGACAAGAAGTTGTAAAGCGTAGTGGAAAATCCACAATTGTGGCACATATAGAAGAAGTCTCCCTTCTTCTGAAAGAAAAATCCCCGTGCCTTACGCTTATTCTTGCTTGAATCTCCACAAACTGGACAAGAACAATTTGCTAGTGTAGCCTTCTTCCACTTGAAATTGCGGAGTTGAGAACTAACAAGGTCAATGTATTTCTTGTCGATATAGGTTGACATTTACTTCCTCTTCTTGAAATCTTCCTTGTGATACAGGTCATCTGTTGGTTGGTCGTGACCAAACCATTTGTTTCCCCAATCTTCCCATTCCTTTAGTTCTGCATCAATAATTACGCTCTTAATCTTCTTCTCTTCTTTCTTCTCTTCTGGCATATTGCCTCCTTTATACTTTCCAACCTTTGAACTTTGAATCCTTATTAAACTCGGGCTTTCTTCCAACAGAAGGCTTGAAAGCCTTTACTGTTGCTTGAGGTGCTGGTGTTGTGTCCACCAAATCTTTCTGTGCAGATTCCTCCACATCAAACAGTTTCATTTTTGCTCGGTTGATTCCGACTACAAACCGCTTGTTTGATGCAATATCGTTGTAGCGGTTCTTCAACTGCTTTACAAGAACCTGATTGAGTTTATCCATCTCTTCAGTAGCGATGATTGCAAACATAAAATCAGCAGTTGCAGGAAGACCAAACGATTCTGATGTGTCTTCAAGACCAACATCAGTATTAGTGAAGCCTGTTCGGTTCGTCTGTGTTGCAGAGAATATAGGAACACTCTGCTCTACAGCCAAGCCACGCAACTCCTCTGCAATAGACTTGATATACGAATACGAACCAACAGAACCTGTCATCTTTATACGAGCAGATGCACAAATATTAAGATAGTCGATAAAGATAACATCGGGCTTGAATCGCTTTTTTAGTTTCAGTTCTTCAAGCAAGATACGAAAGTGATTAACATTAGCCGATGCAGTTGGATACTCTTTGACAATGAGTTTACCCTGTGTCTTCTGTCGGATTCTATCCATCTTCTTGTCATAGACATCCTTTGGGAGGGACTTCAGGTCATCTAGACTGGTGTCCATGAGATTCGCATCAATACGCTCTGCAATACGCTCCTCTGCCATCTCACAGGTGATATACAGAACACTCTTGCCCAATGACAGGCAGTTTGCAGCATGGTGGCACATGAACAACGACTTACCAACACCAGTTCCTGCAAGGATAATATTCAGCGTCTTTTGTGGGACGCCACCATTCGTAATGGTGTTGAAGTATTCAAGGTCGAAGGGGATTCTTGACTCTTTCTTGTGGTAGAAATCGTATCGTGAATCGGAGTCTTCGATGTAATCGTGTCCGATGTGCGTGTCGAAGGATACTGCAAGTGCCTTTGAGAGGATATCAGGAAGTGCAGCGGCAGTTTTGTTCTTGGACTTACCTTCGATGATATGAATTGATTCAAGGACGGCGTTGTATAGGCTTCGGTCTTTGCAGAACTTTTCTGTTTCGTTGACGAGCCAATCTTGATTTTGCTTTTCATCTGATAGTGCCTCCACGATCTCACGGCACTTCTTGAACTGCTCTTCCGTAAGGATCTTGCTTTCTTTGACTAGAATTCCTACTGCCTCTTTGGTAGGCAGGGCTGAATATTTCCCGATGAATTCGGAGATTGCACCAAAGACAATCTTTTCGTTAGAGTCTTGAAAATAGTCTGTTGCAATGAAGGGCAATACCTTTCTGGCATACTCTTCATTATACAGAAGTCCTTCCAAGATTATTGTTTCTATTCGCTTCATTTGCTACTTTCACTAATCCAGAACGAACAAGTCTTTCAGAAATAAACGATACGAAGTTTCTCAACTCATCTGTGAGTGGGACTCCATTTGGATTTTTGATTATCTCGTAGTCAAAATAGAGTCTGCCACCTAAAGGTCTATCTTCAAACTTGAAGACAGTGTACCGATATTCGATTCCTTCGAATATACTACCTCTCATACGGATAGCATACCCGAAGGAATCGTTCGGCACAATATCAAAGTCTAAAGTTTCCTTTTCAAGGCAATCCATTTTATGCCTCTTCGTTCAGAAGAACCTTCTCTGTGGTTTCTCCTTCTTCCGAAAGCCCACCACCGTACTTGAACTCTTTTGCGACTGCTTCTTCAAGTCGCTTCATCACATCTGTAGTAAAGTACTTCTCTGGATTCTCGTTGATATTCTTCTCAAATGCAGTCTTGCCATCTGGTAGTTCAATTCTGGTTGAAACCTTCTTGAAAATACCATACTTTAGAGCAACATCAAGAAGCCCATAGTACTTGTTCAAGCCACTATCATAATTCAACTGAACATCAATCTGCTGATTCTCTTTGGTCAAACGAGACTTGTACAGTTTGCAATGGATGATGTTTCCTACAACATCCCCTTCTGCATTCTTGTCTTTCTTTTTACTCAAGTATACGATTGTTGATGCAGCGTATTTCAAACCGTCACCACCACTCATCTCTCTTGTAGGAACATAAGCACCAATAACGCTATAAGTATGGTTTGTCATAATCATAGGAATATTGGCTTTTCCTAACTTGAGAGTAAGAGTACGGAAAGTGGAACGGATAGCCTGTGAACGGGTCATATCACGAACCTCTTTACCCTCACTGGTGTCACGCATCTCTTTACTTGTTGAAAGCATACCAAGCGAGTCAAGTACAATCATTACAGGCTTTCGCTTTTCTACAGGCTCTTCAAGAATCTTATCTACGATAGAAATAGCCTGATGGCGGAAATCTTCAATTGTAGCAACAGGGAATACCGCAACACGCTTTGGGTCCACTCCACGGGAGTGGAACATCTCTGATGTAACGGCTTGCTCTGAATCAAAGTAGAGAACAACACCTTCTTTATTGTCTTGCAAGAACTTTGACACAATTCCGATAGCAAAGTATGTTTTGCCTGTTGCAGACTCTCCTGCAAGAGCAAGAATTTTATTGCTTGCAATCCCACCATAAAGACTACCCGAAAGCAATGCATTGAGTGCATAACTTCCCGTGTCAACAAAACCATTGACATCTGCTTCTACTCCCTTTTCAACAACGCTTGCATACTTGTTTCCTGAATTCTTAATTATTGAGTCCAAGTACCCCATTGTCTACCTCTTTCTTCATTCTTTCTAATGCCACAATTATACTGTTGTTGAACTCCATTCCTTCAAGGATGGTATTTACATGAGACATCCCAAAGGACTTAGACTTCAATACGACTTGGTATTGATTATTGATATGCTTTTTCTTCTCTTCTAGAAGATCAAGCAAGTAGTCTATTTGTTCATTATTCATTCTGTGGACAACCGAAGTTTGCTGCCAAGCGCAGCCATATCAGCACCACCAATAATATCTCCAGCATCAGGTGCAATAATCTTGGAGAAAGCCTTCTCGTATTCTGCCTTCAGACGCTTTTGAGGAAGAACAGTGAAAGCAACAATCTTCTCTGGAATATGAATTCCATCTTCTGGTGCATCTGCATATGCAAGCCAAGGAAGCATTGAGAGATTCTGTAGACTCACTGGCACAAGAAGCAGAGCATCCTTGATGAACCAGCCCCCGTCTTCAGCCGCATCGGCCTTGCAAATAATCTCTTCACCTGTAGTCAAACGAACAATACGAACATTATCTTTAGCCATAGTATTTCCTTTCATGGTATTACTGTATATAGTCGGGATCAGCCAAAGAGAGACTCAAGGCTGTTTGTTTTTTCTGTCTGCCAACCCAAGCAATCCAATATTGCCTTCAGAGGCTCAAGATATGCCTTTTCAAATTGGGTGTCATGGTCAATGTATTTCTGCAATTGTAATTCGGAAGGGATAGTGCTGACAAATGCCAGAACATTCTCACCCAATGGGTTTGGTTTCTTTAGATAGCAATACTTGATCTTGTCGCCTTCGTTGATGACAGGATACTTCTTGTCTATCTTTAGTCTACGCAAGTGGTGATTGTATAGCAGAGAACCACGAACCGCAATAGGAGTGGACTTTCGATAGATTGTTGTTGGTTCGTGATACTCTTTCAAACCATTGCAAGAACGGGGGAAACTGATTTCCTCTGCCTTCAATGTCTTGAAACGCTTCTTGAAGTCGGCAATGTATCCGATAATATCGTCTTGTGTCCCGTTCATTATGATAGAGATGCTCTCTGTGAGTGCATCACGGACAACACGGGGAGTCGAAGAGCGAGTGGTTTCAATACCCATGATCTTCATTTCAGGGATCTTCAGAAGAACCCCATCCTCTCCAATCATAACATTGAGCATATACCGCTTCTTTGCAGTCCAAATCCCCTTGTTTGCAATAGCCTCACGCTTCATGTGCATCTTGTTTTCATATGCATTCATCTTGCGGGAGAGTTCATCGTATTTCTTATCAATGAATGGCTGTATCAGTTCAGAGGAAACCCGCTCCAGATACTTTGCAATCTTTGCATTATCTGTTTCTGTTGGCATGACTCGCTGAACAAGATTGTCCAATCGGAGATAAATGGAATCCGTATCACTTGCGATAACATAGTCATAGTCTTCGGTCTTGAATGA